TTGGGCATCCCACAGCTTTATCGTTTTGTCTTGGCTGGTGCTGGTTATAAGATGCTTTCTTATGATTTAGCTGATGAAGTGCCGTTTGCTGTTTTTGAAATCGATCCTGAACCACACGCATTTTTCGGAAGATCGTTGGTTGAGCTAGTACAAAATGACCAAGACGCGGCAACGTCAATGCTGCGTGGTGTTCTTGATAACGTGTCATTGACTAACAATCCCGGCCTAGAAGTTGTCGAGGGTCAAGTTTCGATTGACGATCTTCTCAATAACGAGATCGGTCGAATTGTGCGAGTTAAATCTCCCGGTGCAATTCGTGAGCAAGTTGTGCCGTTTACTGCGGGTTCTACGCTCCCAGCTTTGCAATATTTCGATATGCTTGTTGATAACAAAACGGGCGTTTCTAAGGCTGCACAGGGGCTTGATCCAGATGTATTGCAGTCAGCCACAGCCACAGCCGTTGCGGCTACTATGGAAGGCGCTGCGGGTCAGGCAGAGGTCATGGCGCGTAATTTAGCCGAAGGCGGTATGCGTCAGCTATTTAGATTGATTGCTTCGACCATTATTAAAAATTCTGACAAAGAAGAAATCATCCGTCTAAACAACCAATTCGTTGCTGTTGATCCTAGGGTCTGGAACGCAGACATGGATATCATAGTGAATGTCGGGTTGGGTACGGGCCGCGAAAACGAAAAGGCGGCGGTTTTGCGCGAGACCATTCAAATGCAAATGAGCATTTGGCAGCAATATGGGCCTAATAATGGCATGGTCACGATGACTAATATTCGGAACACTCTGGCGGATACTTTAGCGGCAGTCGGCCTTAAAAACTCAGAGCGTTATTATTTGCCTGTTACACCGGAAAGCGAACAGCAGTTGATTGCTCAAAAGCAGCAAGAGGCAATGATGGCGCAACAGCAACAACAGCAAGGCGGCGCTCCGGCATCCGATCCAAACCAAGCGTTCTTAATGGCAGAGCAAATGAAAGCGCAAAGCAGAGTGCAAGTCGATATGGCTAAATTGCAGTTGGATGCACAGAAGGCTTCTGCGGATCAGCAATTTAAGATGCACGAACTTGCTATGAAAGACGATCTAAAGCGCGATGAAATGGTGCAAGACCTCGCGGTTGAAGTTGCGAAGATTTTGGGTCAGTATAATTCAACTGTGAATGTTGCCGCTGTAAAAGCAGAGCAAGATGCAACACGCGCACACAACGAACAAATGATGGGTGGTTATGGATTACAAGGTTAGGGCATCACGTTCTAGGGCGTTAATGCAAAACGAACATTTCCAGCTAATCATGAAAGATTTGCGAAACCAGCAACTTGAGGGTTTTGCGAATAGCAGCGCCGACGAAGTGGAGAAACGTGAAGACGCTCACGCCATTTTGAGAGCATTAAACCAAATTGAGTATATTCTCCAAGCGGACGTAAACGCTGAGATGCTCATAGAAAAGAAGGATCGGCACCGCCATGACGACTAATCCTAACGATGGAAGCATTGCTTCTGTAACCGAAATGCTGATGGAAACTCCGCAGCAAGATAATCCAAGCGAGGCTGTTGAGGCTTCCGAAGAGGTAACTGAGGGCGCTCAGACTGAACCGGAAGAGGTAATGGCTGAGAGCGAGGATGCCAGTGGCTACGATACTGATGAAGCTGAAGATGCTGAATATGAAAACGTAGATGAGGATGAATACACCGACGAGCCAGCCGCTCCTGTGGAGCTTTCTGACGATCTTGAACTTGAAGTAAAGTCAGATGGTCAATTAAAGAAAGTGACCCTGCAAGAGCTAAAGCGTGGCTACGCTGGGCAAGATTACGTCCAAAAGGGTATGGAACAGAACGCTAATCAACGCAAAGAGTTGGAGCAACTGAACCAAACCATGCAACAAGAACGTGAACAGTTTTTGCAACGCATCAATCAACTCGAAAATGGTGAACTTTCACAAATGCCTCAAAAGCCACCGAAGGAGCTGCAAAACAGTGACCCTTTAGGTTATTTGGAGCAAATGGAAGAATACCGCGAAAATGCTGCAAAATTTGAAAGTCTCAAGCAAGAGGCTGAACAAGTTAAGCAGCAGCAATTGGCCCAACAGGCGCAAGCCAATCAAGCCTATATTGCGCAACAAGCTGAAATTCTGAAACAAGAAATTCCAGAGCTACGCGATCCAGATAAGGGCAAAAAACTCTTGTCTGATATTCACGCAACGGCGACTGGCTATTACGGCGTTCCAGAAGAAATTGTTAGCTCGTTGACACACGGATGGGAGTTTAAAATCATGCGTGACGCGGTTGCTTACCAGAAGCTCATGGGGACTAAGGACAAAGTCGCAGAAAAGTCAAAATCTGCGCGTCCAATGGTTAAGCCAGGAGCAAAACGAACCGAGGATGGTCGGGCGAAAAGGCAACAACAAGTGCGTTCTAGGATGAAGAAAAGTGGTGACATAAAAAGTGTCACTTCATTCTTATTGTCATAGCGAAAGGAAAACACAATGGGTGTTCTAGCTAATACAAACGAAACCTATGATGTCACAACTATCCGCGAGGATATTCAAGACGCATTGATTTCGATCACGCCAACTGAGACAATTTTCATGTCTACAATTGGCACACGCAACGTCGAAAACACTTACTTTGAGTGGGGCGAAGTTGATCTTGCGGCAGTCGCAACTGATAACCGCGTAATCGAAGGCGAGTCTGCTCCCGGCAATGACTCTCCAACTAATGCGGTTCGCAAAGGGAACTACACACAGATTTCAGACAAAGTTGTCGATGTGTCTTCCACTGCAAACAAAGTTAACGGTGTTGGCGATGCACAAACAGTTGCAGAGCAAGTTGCTTACAAACTGAAAGAACTGAAGCGCGACATGGAAGCCATGCTGCTTTCCAATACTGCCGCGTCTGCTGGTTCTTCTGGCACTGCCCGTGCAACTGCTGGTCTGCCAGCCTTTATCACCACAAACACTGCGTTTGGTACTGGTGGTTCTGCTGGTACAACATCCGGTACAGGTGAAGCTGGTTTCCCTAATGCTGGTGCTACAGACGGCACACAACGTGCGCTGACAGAAACCATCTTGAAAACTGTGATTGCTTCCTGCTGGGATAGCGGTGCAGAGCCTTCTGTGGTTCTTTGTGGTTCTTACAACAAGCAAGTAATGTCTGCCTTCACAGGTAACGCTACGCGCTATAAAGAAGCAGAAGACAGCAAATTGAACGCCGCAATTGACGTTTATATTTCTGACTTTGGTGAGCTTCAAATCGTGCCATCGCGCCATATCCGTGCTCGCGATGTGTTCGTTCTTGATCCAAGCTATGCTTCGGTTGCTTACTTGCAGACTGCCAAGCAAGAGCCACTTGCCAAAACAGGCCACTCTGAGCGCCGATTAATTTCGGTCGAATATGGCTTGCAAGTTGGTTCGCAAAAAGCCCACGGTTTTATTGCTGACTGTACGACATCTGCTTAATTAGATTAGGGGCTGTAATGGCCCCTTTTCTTCTTTTTGGAGTAAAAAGATGCCTAAAATAAAAATCACCACTGACACAACATGGGTTCATGGTTCTCGCGCTGTAAAAGGCCAAACTTATGATGTTAATGACGAAGAGGCCAAAGTTTTAATTGGAAATGGCTTTGCGGAAGCTGTTGAAGTTAAGCGCGCTCGAAACAAAAAAGGTCAGTTGAAGTCTGATGATCCCAGCACTCCTGACGTAAATGAAGCATGGGTTGGCGGTAAAAAGCCAAAAAAGAAAAAATGACAGAACACTTACAAACAAAAATTAAGGAAGAAGATAACAAAGTTGTTATTTCCCGTGTGCAAGATGTGCAGTCGATCCTTGATTACAACAAAGAAAAGCAAATTGCTGGCACGGTGGCTGGTAGTGAAATGCGCCATGTTGGGCAAATTCCATTTGTTGTTGTCGAAAAATGGATGTCAGAGTCTGGTTTAAAACTAGGGTCGAAAGAGTTTGCAGAATATGTTAAAAAGAAATTGTTGAGCGGTGATTACGCGAAACTTTTGGTTCACGGTTACTGAGGGCGTAAATATGAGCAATAGAAGTACAGTCGCATCTGCGCATGAACGGATTGACGGTATAGAGCCGCGCATCACCAAGCTGGAAACTACCGTGCATTTGCAATTCAAAGAGGTTTTCGCCCGTGTGAAGCGGCTAGAGGCAATTTTGATCGCTACTGCCGGAACAACCATCGCTATGCTTTTTGCGGTGCTGACGAAAATGGGCTGATGATCTGTGTCCTTGCCTTTGTTTCATTTAACCATGCTTGGACACAAGGCGGGAACCAGTTGTTCCAATACTGTTTCTATAACTGCGGCACTGCAAAGAATGGCTTGTGGTACGATAGGGTCTATCGTGTCAGCTACTTGTTTGTCTGCCCAGCGAGGTTTGTTGAAACATGATTGAAGTTTTAGCCCTCGCAAGCGCGGTCAGCACAATATCTGGAAGCATTAGCTCTGCCGTGCAAGCTGGAAAGGATGTTGGCTCAATTCTCCCTCAGTTTGGCAAGCTGGCAAAGCTAGAGGCTGATATAAATTTAGCGGAAAAGGGCCGACATAAAGGCCCGTTGGGGAGGCTTACTTCTACAGAGGAAGAGGGCTTCGCGATTGCCAATGCGAAAATGAAGCACAAAGAAGCTATGGATACGCTCCGCAGCCATTGCCGCTTGTATGGCCCACCGGGAATGTGGGAAAGCGTGCAGCGCGAGATGGGGGCAGCCAGAGCAAGGCAAAAGAAAGCTCTTGAGGAACAAGCCGCAAAGCGTGACCGCATATTTTACTTTATTACGGTTGCTGTTGCTTGCATCGTGTTTGCTGCTGGAAGCGGCGGGATGCTTTGGTTTGCAGCGTTGCTGGCGGATGAGGTTAGGTGATGTACTTGCTCCTTTGGTTCCAGCTTACGGCTCAGATCGCCTATTTCGAAGTGGGACAGTACAACAGCGAAAAAGATTGCACCGATGAACTGCGCCGCGCGTCTGTTCTGGTGACGAAAAACAATGAGTATCTGCAATGCTTCAAGGTAAAATTATGAAAGACGCAGAGATCATACGGCTTTTCGATCAGAATGTTGAGCTAATCATTGAAGGCTTGGCTGCTCGGTCTGACCGAGACTTTTCAGAAGTGTTGAAACTTCTGCGAGATAGGGGGATGAAATATGCCAAATGAATACGACCTCAATGGCAACGGAAAGATTGATCCGGTTGAGCATGACATTATGCTGGAAGACCGCCGCCGCCGCATGGAAGACTCAGACGCTAAGAGAGACGCACAGAGGCGCATGACATGGTTTTCCTTATCTGGGATGGTTTTATACCCTTTCGTCATTCTAGCGGCCTCTCTGTGGGGCTTAGAGACCGCTGCGGGTCTATTGGCTGACATAGCAGCGGTTTATGTTATCGGCGCGTCTGGTATCGCTGCTGCTTATTTTGGGTTTAACGCAATGGAGAGCAAAAATGCTGCAAGCACTGATAGGTCCGGTGGCTGAACTAGCTGGTGGCTGGTTAAAAGGTAAGGCAAGCGCACAGGCTGCGTCTGCAAACCTAAAGCTAGTCGAGGCGGAAGCTAAAGCGACCATAATGAAATCAGCCGCTACGTCTGAAGCGGACTGGGAAAAGATTATGGCCCAAGGAACTCAAAATTCTTGGAAAGACGAGTATCTTGTGCTGCTTTTCTCCATTCCCTTGATACTGAGCTTCCTGCCTTTTAGCTGGGCAAAACAAGCGGTTACAGACGGTTTTGCTGCGCTGGACACTATGCCGGACTGGTACAGCTACACATTGGGTGTAATCGTGGCCAGCAGCTTTGCTGTCAGGTCTGCAACTAAATTTTTCGGAGGCAAAAAATAATGAGCGATGCAATGCGTGAACTGCAAGCTAAATGCGGCGTTGCAGCAGATGGCCAATTTGGCCCTAACACTGCCAAAGCGATTGCCAAGTTTTATCAACTATCGCCGGAAGCCGCGTCACATTTTTTGGGACAGTGCCACCATGAAAGCGGCGGGTTTAAACGTAAGCCAGAAGAAAACCTAAACTATTCTGCAAAAGGTTTGCGATCAACCTTTGGACGTTATTTCAAAACTGATGAACAAGCTGAAGAATATGCCCGTAATCCTGAGAAAATTGCCAATTATGTTTATATGGATGAAAACCGAAAATATCCGCTTGGCAATACAAAAGAAGGTGACGGGTGGTTGTGGCGAGGGCGCGGATTTATTCAATGCACAGGCCGTTTTAATTATAGGGCTTTTGCCAGCGAAATGCGTTTACCAGAGGTGATGGAAAACCCAGATTTAGTTGCAACAGAATACGCTATGGAAAGCGCGATTTGGTATTTCGACAAAAACAACATTTGGGTTCATTGCAAACACGTTACCGATGACACTATTAAAACCGTAAGCAAGGCTGTAAATGGCGGAACGCACGGTTTGGAAGACCGTATGAAACAGACTTACAAAATTCACAAATGGCTTGTGTCGGATTAACTTCGATTATATAAATATCTAGTGGGTGGCTATCATCACAATACAAATCGCTTTGTCCCAATCGGGCGGTTGTTTAGCCTAGATGACGTTGCTACAAATGTGCCAGCATCTACTTCAACGGCCACCCACACGATTACTAGAATATAATACCCACCAGCCCCATAGCCTCCTTCAGCTTGGCCTCCAGCTCATCATCCCAATCAATATCATTAAGGATCATTGTCACCAGGCCCAAGGCATCGGCCTGCTCTGCCGTGAGTGGCACGCCAATCATAGCCTCCTTCAGCT